CCGAATTTATCGACAAGAATTTCTTCACTATCAACTAGAACGATTTGATCAACTGGACCCCAATCAAAAACGCCAGCATGGCCGCCAGGGCTTACAGCAGCTTCTTGAATATTTCCTGTAATGTCAAATTCGCGAACCAGGACGCCTGGAGATTGTAGATTTGCCATATATTTTTTTCCTTTAATTTAAAATAAAAAATGCCACATGCCAATAATTTTAAGGCATGTGGCATGATAATAAAATAACTTACTTATAAAGTATTAGTTTAAATCTTGAAGTGCTTTAAGAAAGTCTTCATCTATTCCAGCTTCATCCACTTCATTTGTTGATGCAGAAACTTTTGTTTCTTTAGCTTCTACTACTTTAACAGAAGCTGTTGTTGGAGATTGCTCTAATTCAGATAAATCAAAACCACCAGATGATTGAGGATCATTTGGTATCAATCCTAAATGCTTCTTAAGCTCAATCACCATTTCTTCTTCTGACTTCAATTGTCTCATAGCTGCCAAGTCATGTAAAGTATCGGCCCACATCTTAATTTGATCTGTTGTTCCTAATGGGGAAACATCTAAAAATTTAGAGCTATCATAATTAGGGTAATCTTGATCGCCAGATTTCTTAATAGTTTTAATAAGTTTAAAATCTCTACCAGTTGTTGGGTGAGTTACATCTCCATAACCCTTTTCTTCCAAATCTTCGTCTCCAACAATACCTGTTATAATTTTCTTATAAACAGTTTCTCCTATAGAAAGAATTTTTGGACCAACATTTTCTAATACGCCACCATCTTTTTGCTTTTCTTGACGAACAATGCAATTGAAATAATATCTTGGGACTGGTTTAATAAGTCTTGCTTTAGCTTGCAAATCAAGCTTTTCTTTTTCTGTAATATTTACATCTTCTGACTTCTTCCATAAAGAACTGTAATATTGACAGATAGGGCAGTCACCTTCATATTTACCTGTCTTTTTATTATAAGTCTTTCTGCAATGTAAGGATTTATTATTTATCTTGTGAATTCTTGTTTCTTGATAAAAAGGCGAGCTATTTCTATCAAATTTGCCAGGTTCAGCAGGTCCTAACAATCTTACAGAGACTGTTCCTGCTCCTTCTGGCATTTTCACAAAATTATCAAGGAAATCTGCTTGATTTCCACCTTTTCCTTTTTTCAAACGATCTGCTTCATTTTTTAGATCTAAAATGTTTAAACTCATAAATTCTCCTGTTAATAAAAGTAAAAAAGTTATTTAACGTTACTTGACATATCGAAAGTTTAACAAAATTCTTTAACAAATTATTCTGTTTTTTCTTCAAGTTTTTCTGAAACACAGATCTGTGTTTCATCTACTATAGATTTATAACCGTTTTGTTTTAATTGTTCTTGTAAAAGTTTCTTTTTTTCTTGAGTTTCAAGATATTCTTTTTTCTCTTTATTTAATAATTTTAAATTTTCTTCTATCGCCTTCTTAAAAGGACTCTTTGATTTATTTTTATTTTTCATAAATTACCTTCTTAAAACAACCTGATCTTCTTTTAAATATTTTACAGTATCTCTAAACGAATTGAATGATGAATCAGTTTCAACAGGTTCTACAGAAACATCATCTTCAAAATTATTTGTTAATTTTATTACTGGTTGGAAAAACTTATCATTAACTATTCTTAAAATCCCATTATCATCAATTGTTTCATAATTAATTGAAAAGAAATTACTTGGATCATTTAATTCTTGGTATATTGGATAAGACTTTCCATTAGTAAATGCCATTTTCTTAGTTTTAAATTCATTAATTAAATTAGGGTGATCTGGGTTCTTTAAATTGAATATTTCATATTTTAAAGCTTTTTTAGTTGTTTTTGGTGGAGCTATGTTAATATTACTCTGTTGTGGCATTAAATTTTGTTTATTTACATTTTCTTCTAAATTTTCTTGATTCAAAGAAGATGCAATTAAATCAGTATCATCAAAATTAAACTTTCTATTTTTGATAACAATTCCACTATCGGTTTCTTTAAAAGATATTTTCTTCTTTTCAAATTCAAAAATATCTATATTTGTTATTAACATATTTTTTCTTGCTAATTGAGCTATCAACTTGGCAGCTAAAACAGACAATGAAACGTCCTCATAGGGAGTTCCTATTTTTAAACTTTTAGTTTTCAACTCTTCTTTATTATACTCACCATTTCCAGTGCTTTCATAATAATGTATAACACATTCAAATCCCATATAAATTTCCTTTCAAGTTTTAAATAAAATAGCTGTCCCATACCTAGTTTTAAATAAATGTTTTTCTAAATTTAAATTAATTTTGCAAAAATTCTCATAACATTTAAATATAACATCATTAGATTTAACATGTTCTACTACTAGAAAACCACCAACATTTAATTTTAACCAAATTTTAGTAAATAAATCTAATAATTTATCATAAGAATTAATATTCTTATTTAAAAAAACTAAATCCCAATCAAATTTATTAAATTCATTTTCAAAAAATTTATCATTTATAGAACCATAATGAAAATTAAATCTTCTAAAATAATTATTTCTTATATTTTTTAATGCAAACCTAGAAGAATAATATTCTTTAGTTTTTTCCTGAAAAGAAAAAAAGTTTTTAACAGACTTACAACTTTTAAAAAAACAAGAACTATACACACCTGCTTCTGTATCAAACTCCATAAAATTCACAGGATTTATATACTTGCCTAAATAATAATAAAAAGGAACATATAAATTATCTTGACAAAAAGGTAAAGATCTGGTTTTTTCATCAGCTAATGATAAAGTATCAAGCAATACTTTTGATGAAATATTTTGCTTTAATAAATCTTTTTCTATATTATTTATTAATTCATTAAACATAAAAAAACGACTCGTCCCTAACGCTTGTTGTACACCAAACTTGAGACGAGTCGTTTTAATTAAAACATTCTATTAAGAACAACTTAATAAAATATTTGCTTGTTTTTGCCTCTTAACAGGCAGAACATTGATAAAATCATTACATTTCTATAATCTGATTTACGTATAAATCTGTTCTTTTTTATAATTAAATCTTTAATAAGATAATACGTTTGTTATTAAAAATTTGTTTTAATTATAATAGATTGAGATAAAACAAGCTCTTTTATATATTAATTAACATATTTTTTTAAAGGACATTCTTTACAAATATAATTAGAATCTATATTTGGATTGTCATCATAAACAACAACCTCTCTTATAGTTCCTAAATATTCAAATTTACTTTTTAATTTTTTTAATATAAAATCATGTAACTTCTCGTCTCTTGTGGTAAAAAATCTAAAATTAGATCCTTTACTCAAATTTGTTGATGTATGACCACCATTTGATAATATTATATGTAAAAATTCATCATGTTGAAAGTCTTTAATAATAAATTTAGAATGAAATTCTTTATATTTATAATCAAAATTAATTTTAGTTTTCTTAGAAACTATTTTTTCTAATTTATTTCTAATCACATTTTTAAATAAAGATGATATTTTTTTCATTTGTTGAAAAGCAAATTCAAAATCATTTGTTTTATGAAAAGAAGCTGTCATTGACTGATTTATGTAATTAGAACCACTATCATTTGCTATTAAAACAGATTTTATATTATTTAATTTACACTTTTCAACAAATCCAATTTCATTTTCAACTGTAATATGTGACTCAAACATAAATTTATTTCTTTACATATTAGATATTATTTTTTCTATCTCTGAATTAGAATAACTATTTCCATTTTTAGAAGTATAAATATCTGTATTTAATTTATCCATTTCTTTTCTTATCATATAACCTCTGTTTTGAGCCATAGAATGAGCTTTATCTAATGCTTTTACATATTCTTTAAGCTGTTTAACAGAAGATTTTAAGCTATTTTCAGCTTTTCCCAATTCTTTTAATTCTTGTTGTGTTGTAGCATACGCTTCTGCTGTTTTATCAGAAAAACCTTCTGATTTTCCTTTAATGAAAAATTCAGCATGTTTTTGTTCTTTATCTAATTCTATATTAGCTAACATTTCTTCAGCTTTAGCGGTTTTTGAAGAAAAATAATCATAATAAATACTAAGTTCTTCCATAAATTTGTTTAATGTTGCATCATTAAAAGCCAATCTAGATGGATCTAAAACAATTATTTCATCTCCTAAATCTATTTTTCTTACATTTTCTATTTCTTGCATATTTTTACCTATTCTATAACTGCGTCTTCGACATCACTATAACCTACATCACCAGTAAAAGCACTAATTAAATTTTCATGTTGTTCAGGTTTAAAAGGTTTTTTATTTCCAATCATCTTATTAAAACTATCCATCTTTGCTTCTCGTTCAGAAATAGTTTCTGTCTTCTGATTTTTATAATTACTAAATATAGTTTTATATTTGTTTTCAGATATTTCTCTCATTTTCAATGTAGAATAATCATATTCTACATGAATAGTAAATCTAGATTTACCATCTCTATGTTTAATAACAAATATTCTTGCTAATGAACATTCTTTTTCTTCTTGTAATTGATTAATAGACCATAGTGCATCTAAAGGACGATTTTGGCCCTTTGCTTCAGCAAGATTGTCATCATCAATAACGCTGCCCATACGTATCATTTCTCTTGACTTGCCATCTACTTGCATAGCAGTAAGAATCCCAATGTTTTGTTCTACAGCAAATCCTCTTAAATCTCTAACTATTTTTGGTCTAGATTCCCAAGTTTGCATACCTGGATAATCTTTCATTTCTCCAAGATAATCAATTAATAATAAATCTGGTTGGAAACCAGACATAATTACCTGAGCATAATATGCTCTTAATTCACTCATTCCCATTTGTCCACCAGGAAATTGTTTAATAATTAATATTTTTTGATCATCTTTATCTTTAATATACTCTTCAATTGAATTAAATACAAATTCTTTATTTTCATAAAGATTTTTTGTACTAATGTTTGTATTTTCTGCACCATATGGATTTGGATTTGCTAATTGGGCATCAAATCTTTCTGCACATTTATCATATGATATTTCTAGAGAAATATATAATATCTTTTTACCTCTATGCATATTAGCAATAGCAGCATTAACAAGAAAGATAGATTTTCCTGTTCCTGGAAGACCAACAACAGATCCAATTTCACCTCGGCCTACCCCACCAGCAGTAAATGCATCATCAATTGATTTAAATCCTGTTACGAAATAATCACCAGAAACTTTTTTCTCCATCATTCTAGCATATCGTTCTTCAAAAGTTTGAAAGTAATCAAGACCTATATCAAAATTTCTATCAACAGATAATGCTTTTTTAATTATATCTTCAATTTTTGTCCAAGTTGCTTCGTCTTCAGGAGCTTTTTTATAGAATTCAAGTGATTTAGAAAAAGCTTCTTTTAATGCCATACCTTTTGCAAAAGTAGTTATCTTATCAAGATAATAATCTCTATTTTCTGCTCCTGGCAGATAATAATTATATATTGTATTTAATTCACCAATATAAAAAGCTTTTATAGCATCTTCTTTATCTTTAATTGATTCTTTAAGTTCATTTAAAATGATATTTTTAGAAGGAACAAAAGAATATTTATCATAATGCTTATAAACTATTTTAACAACCTGTTGATGGCATTGATTTGTAAAATATGATGGTTTTATTAAACCTAGACTTTGAGTGATAAAATATTTATCATTTAAAATAAGACCAACTAACTCTCTTTGAATTTCTTCATCCCATTTATAATACTCTTTAGATGTCTTCTTATCAGGATCTTCAAAAGAAGAAACCATATTAGCCTCTTCTTCTGTTAACTCTAAATCATCTATAAAAACATCTTCATTATCACTCATAATAAATTTTCTTTCAATTAAATGGAAATCATAGAATCATATTCTGATAAAGAAACTGAATTTTCTCTAATTCCTCTTTCTCTTGTAATTTTTTTACCAAGATTTTTTTGTTCATTCCATGTTATAGCCTTGCAATATCTTGTAAATAATGCATCAATTTTAAGTTTTAAATTTTTATCTGGATGTTGTTCTTTAGGAACAACTTTTATCATTAATTTATTTAAAACTTTTTCTTCTTTAGGTCCAAATTTTTGTTTATTAGCTCCATGCTTTGTTTTATTGTTCCATAAAGAAATAAGATTTTTTAATACTTTTTTATCACTAGAATTCTTACATAAGGATTTGCATAAATCAATACATTTTTCAATGTATATTTGTCGCTTATAGTAAGAACCAGCTTTCATCATAGCAATTCTTAAAGTTTGAGCAATATCAATTTGATCATCAGTAAAATTGGATTTAGTATTTCTTCTTATCAAATCCCAAGCTTGATGTTCTATCAATTTACCAAACTCTTTTTCCAACATTTCATATTCTTCATGAGAAATAGGCCATTCTTTACAAATACTTAACTTGTCTTTCATACATTCCTTAAAAATTTAATTGATTTAATTCACTTAAATTATCTCCAACAGAACATACTGTCTTCAATTTTAAATCTTTATACCAATCTGAAGTATTCTCTAATATCTCTTTAGAATTGTTACAAACTTTATTTAATAATTTTTTGTCACAATATAAAATATATCCATCGTGAATACTTGCACAAACTTTAGCAATATTTTTAATATTTTTATTCAAACTAACTAATCTATCCATACAAATTAACGAAGCAGGTGCTTGAACACAAAAGTTTCTAACTTTATAATGCTCATCAAAAATTCTTCTTCTTCCAAAAAAATCTATACAACAATTATTATTAATACTTTTTTCTTGATTATCCATCCAAGCAAAAGCTATTGGAAATAAATTATATATTTTAGATACAATCTTTTTCACTTGAATGACAGGCCAATTTATTTTCTTTGATAAACTATCTATTCCAATTCCATAAAATAATGGCAAAAATATATCTTTACATGTTTTTCTATGATTGCTATTAAATGGAACTTGAGGAATTAATTCTTTCCATAAAGATTCATAAAAATCACCTTCATTTAACATTCTTTCCATTACAGGATCTTTAGATAGCCATTGTAAAACAGAAACTTCCATGTTTTTATAGTCAAAACTCACAAAAGATCCATCAAAAATCGGCATTCTTAATTTTTCTCGATCTTCTTGAGTCAAAACGTGTGGATTATAATTTTTATTAAAACATCCAAGACATTTTAATCTTCCATTTAATTGACCATCTATTTGGTAATGAGAAAAAACCTTAGTCTTGTTTATTCTATCAATTAGAAAATTATTTTCTATATCAACTATTGTAAAAATCAAATCTTTATATAAATCATTATAAATCTTTAAAGCAGATCCCCATAATGGATCTTTTGTAATATTCAAAAATCTAAGTCTATATTCATTAAAATCTAAAGGTTTATTTAGGTTTCCATTTAAATAAGATTCAAAAAAATATAAGTCAATTAACTTACCATTAAATTTAAAATCAATTCCTGTTCTTCCTTTTATATAACTATAAAGATTTTTTATATTCCAAGCAAAAAGATTACAATTATCTCCAGATATTAAAACTTGTAAATAAGATATTGTTTCTTTAAATTCTTTATCATCTAAAGATAATGGTAGTTCAATTCTTACGTATTTTTTAGTTGATAAAATTAAAGTATACTTCTTTTTAGAAGTAAAATCTAATAAATCTAAATCTGTATGGATATACACATCTTGATTAGAAATATTATATAAAATTGTATTCAAATCATTTGACATGTAAATACTTTGACTAAATAAAAAATTGTATGTGTGAAAGACTTTAAAAAAAAGAAGTATTTTTAAAAGTGAACAAATGTTTATATTTTTTGCTTTATTAAATTTAAATATTTTAAACTATTAAAAAATAAATTAATATTAGCCCCTCTTTCCCCTCTTCCAGAATATTTGAAACCAATAAAAAATTATTAGTAATAGGAAAATTTTCTTGAAAATGGGAAATTAGAAGCTAATGTTCTGACTTACTTCAAATCTATTGTTTCGAATAACAATATGCCTATGAGTTCAGCGATTTCGTCACCAAGATCTATACCGAGACATTTTTGATTATAAAAGTTAATTTAAAGTTATTCTGCTTGGAAGACAGACCTGGATGTTACAACTTACCGATCTGTAAGTTTCTCAGAGGGGAATAATATATAAAAATGGATTTAGCACCTTTATACATGCAGCAACAATATTTTAGTATTGTTTGTTCAACTAGCTGCCCAGAGCCAGGAAAAAAAACTATTTTTTCAAATAGTCCAAAAAAATTCTCGTTAATCACTTGAAGTAAGGTGTCAATTAAGGATTTGACCCCAGTTAAAAATAGTTTTTATTTAAAGTTAAAAATAGTTGAGTTACAATAAGCAATTTTTACAAAAAAAGAAACAACTTTTTCCAAATATCTGTTAAACTAACGTGAAAGGACTTTTTTATGATTGAAAATGTAATTGAATATAAAATGAATGAACAAGAAGCATTTGCTTACAAACTTTGTCTACTTTGGGAAAAAA